TCAAAGTATGTAGGACCCGAGGGCATCCCCGGACCATCCGGTGATGACGGAAAAACATATTATACATGGATCAAGTACGCTACAAGCTCAACCGGAGAAAACATTTCAGACAACCCAACCGGCAAGACATATATTGGAATCGCGTACAATAAGGAGACAGCCGCTGAAAGCAATAATCCGTCCGACTATACGTGGTCACTGTTCCAGGGGCCAGAGGGTATCCCCGGACCCGCTGGCGTAGACGGAAAGACATCCTATTTCCACATCCGATATTCGGAGAATTCAGACGGAAATCCGATGACGACCACGCCGAATACATATATCGGAACCTATGTTGATTTCACACAGGCAGACAGCACAGACCCGTCCGACTACACGTGGTCGAGGTTTGAGGGCGCACAGGGGCCGCAGGGAACGCAGGGAATCCCCGGAACGAACGGAACGAACGGAAAGACAAGCTATCTGCATATTAAATACAGCAATGACGGCGGTGCATCATTTACCGCGAACAGCGGCGAAACGCCCGGAAAGTATATTGGGCAGTATGTTGATTTCGTGCAGGATGACAGCACGAACCCGGGCGATTATACATGGTCACTGACACAGGGCGCAGACGGGCGCGTGTATATGCTTCAGACGGATACACAGGTGATCACACAGGGGCAGGATAACTCTTTCACACCGGATCCGATTACATTCTATGCATATTACCGCGACGGTCAGACAGCAGAAAACACGCCTTATGCCGGACGGTTTGTGATACAAGAGACGACAGACGGCACATCGTACACGACAATATACACCTCTCAACATGATGAGACATCAAGGATGTATTCCCCGACAAATCCGAATGTCAAAAATGTTCGCTGTACGCTGTACGCATCGGGCGGCACGGAAAAGGCTTTGGATATGCAGGGCGTAGCGATTGTTCGTGACATCGACAATCTGACACAGGAAGAGGTATTTAATATCCTGACTAATAACGGCGCGTCACAGGGCATTTATATGCAGGATGGGAACCTGTATATTAACGGTACGTATATCAAGGGCGGTACGATTAAAGGGCAAACGATTCAGGGAGGAAGTATCGAAATCACTTATGAAGGGCAGTATGGACCGGAAATCATTTTTGTTGCAAACAAAAACGGCATAGGTCTAGGCATGAACGGGGAATTCCTCACATACTATTCCGGGAATGATTATATAACTCTTGGAGGAACACTTAGAGTCAATGGCGTCGGAAGTGTTATAACTTATAAAAACGGGAAGCAGGCATCAAAGCTTTTTCAAAACGGCCTCTTTTTATACGATTGGGCGTCTCAGGAAGAAATCATTGGTGTAATAGAATCTACGAATAACAATCAGACAGGGAAGGCTAGCGTGTCTATGATTTGCGAAAGTGACAAAGGAATATTAATCGGATATACTGACGATGACTTAGACGCAAGTTCTACAATCACGGTGCATCCGATTATACGAATGGATCCGCAGAGTTCCGACCCGCCGTGGATCAAAAATACAGTAAATGGTTTTTTTGAGACAAGCGCGTGGAGAGTAGAAGTCAAGAACGGCCTGATAACATCAATAATTAGTAAATAATATAAAGGAGAAAATCATGGAGAATCAGATAGAAAGAGAAGTATGGGTAAAACAGGACAAGCTTAAGAACCCTGTTCACTATGTACGCGGAACAGATCTCTTGCCGATTGTGTTCCACTTCCGCGACTTTTCAATCCCGAGCGGTGCGACTGCTCGGGTTTTTGTCGCGAAGCCAGACGGTAACGCGGTATACGACTCCGCAACGATTGAGGGTAATGACGTGACAGTCGATGTAACAGAGCAGATGTTCCTCGTTCTTGGAATGACACTGATGCAGATATCCATTTTCGACGGCGAGGAAGAACTCGTAACGTTCGCCCAGCCGGTGATCGTCGAGCCGAATCTGAAAGCCGGAGACTTGCCGGAAAGCACGACGGATGTATCATTCCTTGATGATGCAATCGAGCAGGCAAATCAGGCGGTTAATACAGCTACAAAGGCGGCTTCACAGGCGGCGCAGGCGGTACAGAATGCGAATACGGCTGTAAGTAATGCCAATGCAGCAATAGCAGACCTCAATGAGCAGATTGCGTCATTCGACAGTAATTTCGCAACGCTTGCGCGGACTGTAAATATATCCCAGTTGCAGACTACAGCGAAGAATTTAGTTGGAGCACTTAATGAACTAAATAGCAAGAATATAAACAGTTTTATTCCGATAGGTGTATATGATCTTAATAACCCACCCGATTATTTTATGTTTAAGGCTATGACTGGATCTACTCATATACCGGTAGGTATGGGAAATCAGTTCCTTGTATTTCGTGCTGTTTTGGATAACGATATGTATGATGCTATGTTAGCAATCGGTTTTGATGGCAACAAAATTGCTTTAAACACAAAAAATGGTTCGTCCACATGGGGCGGATGGAAATATGCTACATTTCAATAATACAGAGGGCATATTTTTACACACTGGTAATTATAATTCTTATTCAAGTGAGCGATTTCGCCAAAAAACATATTACAATATTTGCATTATTTATATTAGCATATGAATTATTGGTTACAGAAATTTTATACGAATTACCGGAAATCCATGAGTTTCCAATCATTAATGGGGAACCATTTGTCGCATTATTAATGTGAATTGGTAAATAATTGTTAATAATTTCACTTCCAAGTTCGATTGTTAACACTTTCGTTTCGCTCGCGTTTAATGAAAAATTGTTAATATTTCGCGTTATTAATATGTCAGTATCGATCTTACTATTTAGTTCACTAACTTTGTGGGAAAATATGGCAGAGAAAATAAAGACGTGATATATGCTAAAACATGTAGAGACAATATAAAACATAATCACAGACGGTTCATTGTGTAACCGGGAAAGGTGGACAATATGGCGATTAGAGACAGACCGTGAACCGGTCTTATTTTTATGCATAAATTATATGGAGGTATAGACCCGTGTATATAAGCATAGGGACAATTATTACAGTAGGTAGCCTAATTGGTGCGTTGGGAGTGATCGGAGGAGTGCTGATCGCGGCGTATAAATTCTTCAAAAAGCCGGAAGAACTCGAGGAGAAGACGGAAAAGATACGCAAAACCCATGAAGAGGATATTCGGAAGATCAATGAAGAACAGTGTCTGATCACCTACGGGCTTCTCGCCTGCCTAAAAGGGCTCAAGGAACAGGGCTGTAATGGTCCGGTGACAGAAGCAATTAATAAGATTGAAAAGCACCTGAACAAACAGGCGCATGATATGGAGGAATGACTATGAACATGGAACTTTTAATGCAGTACATTACTTATGCGCTGATAGCGATCGGCGTATTAGCATTCTTGACAAGCATCATCACTCAGGTGATTAAAGAGATGCCGGGACTCAAGAACATCCAGACAAACGCTGTGGCTCTGGTAATCGCACTGATCCTGTGTCCGTTGGCGGTGGTGATCATGTGTATTTATTTGCAGATCGCGATCATGTGGTATTACATTGTCGGAGCAGTAATCGCGGCGTTTATTGTGTATCTGGTCGCTACGGGCGGATGGGAAAAAGTATCAGAGATGTGGAACCGGACGAAATATAAGAATAAAACAGAGTAGATCAGAGGACGGAAGACCGTCCTCTTGTTATGTTGCGGCGTCGCAACGGAAAGGAGAAGATATTATGGCATATTTAAATGGTATTGATGTGAGTAATTGGCAGAATGGGATCAACCTTGCTGCGGTACCGGCAGATTTCGTGATCTGCAAGGCAACCCAGGGGAATTCGTATGTGTCCCCGGACTGTGTGCGTCAGGTTGAACAGGCCGCGGCTGCGGGAAAACTGGTAGGAACATATCACTATATTTCCGGATCGGGCGCAGTAGCGGAAGCGGATTTCTATCTCAATAACATTAAGAACTGGATCGGTAAGTATATGATGTGCCTCGACTGGGAGTCAAACCAGAATTCCCAGTGGGGAAACGAATCTTATCTGAAACAGGTCGTACAGAGGATTATTGAGAGAACTGGCATCCCTCCGGTAATCTATGTGCAGCAGTCGAGACTGTCAGCGGTAAAACCGATCGCGGATGAGCTGAATTGCGGATTATGGGTCGCCCAGTATGCGAATATGGATCAGACGGGCTATCAGGCAACACCGTGGAACGAGGGGGCGTATACCTGTGCAATTCGGCAGTATAGCTCGGCAGGACGCCTGAGTGGTTACAGCGGAAACCTGGATCTTAATAAGTTCTATGGAGACAGAAACGCATGGCTGAAATACTGTAATCCGGACGGCGCCCATGAAGATACGGGTGGCTCTACTACGCCCTCTCAGCCGGCAAGCCCGACAGGATCAACGCTTGATCTTGTTGTCGGTGTTATGCAGGGGGAATACGGAAATGGAGAGGCTCGTAAAGCTGCATTAGGGTCCAGATATGACGAAGTGCAGGACATGATCAATCATATCAGTTCGGCATCTGCCTCCACATTGGCATCGGAAGTTAAGAGTGGAAAATACGGCAATGGTGAAACCAGAAAGATTGCGCTTGGATCACGATATGATGAGGTGCAGAAAATCGTAAATGAAAGCAGCAAAAGCGTATCAGCCATTGCGGATGAAGTGATTGCCGGAAAGTGGGGCAACGGAAACGACCGCAAGAATAAGCTGCAGGCGGCAGGATATGATTATAATGCTGTACAGGCTGAGGTAAATAAAAAGCTCGGTTCTGGATCCGGAAGCTCTGCCCAGTATTACACGATCCAATCAGGTGATACCTTGTCTGAAATAGCTCAGGAATATGGCACATCTGTAAGTCAGCTTCAGAGCTGGAACGGGATCAAGAATGCCAATGTCATATATGCAGGACAGAAGATCCGCGTGAAATAATAATTTACCCCGGAGCCATCACTCCGGGGTGGAATATTGTATCATCTCGTTGTATAATTTGACGAAAAATCGTTGTGCAAAATGCTAGAAATAAAAATGTTTCTATGCAACGCAAATACGCGGTTTTTTGAGAGCGTCTGTGCCTAACATGTTATCCCCAAACGGGGTTCGCAATTTAGGCGCAGACAGCTTAAATAAAGTCAACAAAATCAACGGTGTATTCAGGAGTCAGGTGAATCTGTCGGATCGTATTCCGCCAGAAAGCACGGCGGGTTT